ACAAAGTATGAAAGAGTTATCCATGTCGCCGCCAACGGCGTCGGTTCGAGGCCGAAGAACGGCAGACATAGATAGGTGAAAAGCCATGATACCAGAAGGCCGATTACGGCGTTAGTCTTGGCCTCAATAAAACTCATTTTTTTGCTTTGCATTAGTGCAACGGCCCCTCTTCGGAATCCATCAAGTCTACTAAGATGGTGGCTTTTTTTATAGCGTGAGCTAGTTCTGCTAACATCATGGTATTGTCTGGGTTTCTGACGATCAGGCGGGTAAGCACCGCGGTGATTGCACCGCTGAGTGTTGCATGTTCGTCAAAGCCTTCCTCCTCCAGTTCATTAAGCAAGTCGTTTACCTTTGCTCCCGTTTCGGCAAAGTCGAGATCCGGGTTCCTCACCCCCTTTGCACTCTCAACCATGCGGCTTGGATTTCAACGGCCCGGTCTATGGCATCGTGACCATACTTACCATCAGTAATGATCCGTGATGCGTGGTCATTGATTACTTTATCGACCAGAGCGGTTGCGGTTTGCCAATCGAGGTCCTTGGCCTTTTCATCAACTCTATCAGTCATCTTTTGCCTCCTCTTTAGGTTCTGGCCCTAGGATTATAACGTGTTCATCAAGCCAAGGTTTAGCTTTTTCTCCGAACTTTTTTTCGAGAGCTTCGCGCAGTTTTTCTTCAAGTGTCGTCATTTGTTTTCTCCTCATAAATGGTGTTGTCGATTTCGAGATCGATGTCATTGTATTTGCAATATCCGATAACGCCCCACATCGCCTTGGCTGGTGCAAACCAGTCATAAATTAAAACGTGTGGCTTACCTTCATCGCAGATTACTAGATGCATCCAGTAATCCTTGTCACCGCTCCAAGCCATCAAGCGCCCATTGTCGGTGCTGGCGGTAAATTCCCCTGCTATTGCAGATATGTTGCTGATGGCCCAAACGGCGTCGCTCCAGTCCTTAATCATCGGAGCGTTCCCGGTTTAAAGTTGAGCGCAAATATTGTTCAAAGCCACGCTGAAAATCACTGTCAGCGGGATCTAGTTGAAATAGGTACAGCGCACCCGGGATATCGTAGATATCTCCGGTCTCTACTTGTTTGCGGGCTTCTCTCGCCCCACGCACAAAATCTACACTAATTACGCTCATTCCTCTAACCCCCAAAAATGAATGGTTACAGTTCCTTTTTCGTCGTACTCGCTATCGATTTGCTTGTAACCGACGCTCGTACCGCTAAGAGCTTGTAATACTTTTTGAAAAAGCTCTTCTTCGCTTATCGTTTTTCCTGAGTTCATCTCTTTCTCCCGTGGTATGAGATAACTCTTATATAATTGAACCACTAAATCTTGTCAAACAATAAAAAAAACCCCCGGAACCATGTTCCGAGGGCTTTCTTACTACGGGAAGCGTAGAACTGGAGGGCTCTACAAGACTCAATATAAGCGATTATATGCGAATTGCAATATATTTAGGTGATTTTTAGTGGATTATTTTTCCACAAGCCGTTAAAAAATTAACTTCGCTACAACGGGAGTAGTCCTTTGTATGCTTTTGATGCTGGTAAGCTAGGAGAATACCTCTGTGCCGCGGGGTTAATGCGTATGGGTGTGTCTTGCGAGATTGTAACCTTGGATACAATCGACATCATCGCCAACGTAGACAGGCAGTTAGTCAGGGTGCAGGTAAAATCTAGTAGCTTGAGGTCATATAAAAACGTAAAAAAGAAAGAATATTTTGGGTATCAGTTTTCTACTTCGTTTGGGGCGTTGCGAAAAACTCTAACTAAAGAGCATTGCGATGTCTTGGCCTTTGTGTCGATTGATAATGGCAAGATATACTTTGAGCCCATAGAAAACATAAAGAGGCAGAAAGCTAAACGCTTTCCACCCCCTGTGTTTGAAGAACCTGATTTAGAAAAAAGGACGTGGTCCGAGTGCATGAAGCGCCTTAATCTAACTCCTCCGGCCTGACCCAGCCTTTTTCGAGCGCATCCCGCACAACAGCATCAGGATTAACCCACCCATTGCGTAATTTTCTTTTCGGTCCCCGTTTATAAGCCTGAACAGGCGCAAGAACTTCCAAGGTGGCATACCGGTGAAAACACTTATAACACTCCCGGTTTCTTCTTACTGAGCCGTCGTCCGTGCGCCGACTATTATAAACTATGCTTTTTGCATCACATTTTGGGCAAAGCAACGTAATCTCCAATTGTTAATAGACAGTTTATACAGGTCACAGAGCCGTTGTCCGCGGGCTCTGGCAACTTAACTAAGCACTTCGGACACAAGCCCGCATTGAGGCGCTTCTGAATCACGCCCGGAGCGCCGAAGGTTTGGTTCCACTCTTCAGTTTGTGATTTCTTCGTCATTTTTCCCACCTATAAAAAATGTGATCGTCAATCCGCACGGTTTTAGTTTTACTAGAAGCCCATGCGGGTGTCACATAGTGGGCATGGTAATGCGTTGCGCCCTCAGTGGGGTCCAATTCGCGGTGATTGAGGGCTTCATAGGTAGCCTCAACGGCTTTTTTCCAAGCAAAGCCACTCAGCTTGGGCTTGTCCGGCTTGCCGTCGCAATAAAAACTAAACTGACACTTATTTCGGACAGGAAAATCCTCTGTCCAAGAGTAGGTAGGTCCCTGCTTTACCACGTCACATGCGGTGTTTGGGTATCTGCGGTCCTCAACCCTGTTCAAAATAACGTGGCCTACCGCAGCTTGACCAATTGCAGGCTGATCACGGGCCTCAAAATAGATGGCGGTGGCTATACATATAAAAGCTAAAGTCATTTTACTCCCCGTATAAGATTAAGTAGTACTTATCCCATACACGGAGTAGAAAAACCTGTCAACATATAGTGGTTAAACTAGCCCAAATTTTTGTAGGCTTCCCACATCACGCGAAGTTGTCCGCTAATTGTGCGGCCCTCAGATTTGGCGAGTTTTTTGATTTCTTCGTACACTTCAATGGGTACGAGAACCGATTTCCATTTAGTTATGTCCATCGAATTAACCTAGATATTGTATGCTGTAAGCGAATATATAGGAGATATAGTATGGTTGCAAGTAAAAAAATGGCTCTAGACATAGCCTAGAGCCAAAATTGGGGAGGTTTAACCATGCAAGAAAAACTTAACGTCGGAGACGGTAAACTATAAAAAGAAGTAATGCAAGCTGTATTGCATCTACCCACTCTAAAACAAAGCCTCCGGATAATGTCATCATTCTGTTGCCTCTCCCCAGCTAGGCCCGATTTCAATATCGCACTTGCTGGGAACCTCTAATGGTACAGCATTTTCCATAATTTGTGAAATGTTTTCAGCATCTGCCCTATCTTTTACAGAAATTGCGATCTCGTCGTGTATCTGTATGAGCGGAATACGGCCCTGTTCATAGATGTTGACCATTGCTTGCTTGGTCATATCCGCGGCAGACGCCTGAATAAGCCTGTTTAGGGCTTTATAGGTGTAAGCCCGCTTGAGTCGGGTGGTGTCACCATACTCTTGGATCGCTTCCTTGTATGGTAACGCCTTATTCATAGCGAAAGTATCGGGCTCCCAGAGGTCAAAACGGCACTTACGGCCCAAAATAGAGCGGATGGAGCCGCTTGAGCCGCGGTCATTGAGCCGATTCTGAACTCCGTTCATCAAGCCTTTCACAAACGGGACGCGGTCATGGTACTGACGGACAAGTCCCTTGGCCTCATCTACACTAATATCTAGCTGTTCAGATAGTTTGTTGACGCCCATGCCGTACATCATGCCAAGATTAATTGTTTTGGCCTGCTTACGGGGGATAGAGGCCATCTCTGCTACCATCGTATGGAAGTCCATGTCGGGATCATTGCGATAGGCATCGACAAACTCTTCAACTCCAGCCATCTGTTTGCCGCGGGATTTGCCATATACATACGAATAATGGACCAAGATCCGTGGTTCCTGTTGCGAGAAGTCAATTGCCGCCCACTGCTCATCTTCTTCCGGGAGGAAAAGACTACGAATCATGGGGCCAAGCTCTGGATCGCGGGCCGGGATTTGCTGCAAATTGGGGTTGGACATAGAAATACGACCACTGACCGTACCGCCATCATCCGACCTAATCTGATTAATATGCGCGTGTATCCGACCATCGGAGCGGCAGTGCTTCATAATAGTATTAATAAAAGTACCGCTCGTTTTATTCAGGTTGCGGGCTTTAACTATGAGCTGCGCCAGCTCGTGCGGGTGGTCAGACAGGAACGCTTTGGTAAAAGACGGCGCACCTTTTTCCGTTTTTGGGTACGGGATGCTCAATTTATCAAAAGCTTTGGCTATTGAGGCCGCGGCCCAGAGCTCCACGTCACCACCCGCCACGCTCTTAATCCGCTTTAGGATGTCTTTTTCCTGTTTGATAAGCAGGTTTCTGGTCCGTTCGACGCGGTCTTGGTCAACGCGGACTCCGCGCCATGTCATATCGATCAGGCACGGCAGAAGATTTAATTCTAGGTTTGCTATAGGCCAGATGTCTTCTTTAGTTAGTTGTGTAGATAAGTAGTTCCATAGATCGAGCGTGATCTCAGCGTCGTTCTGAGCGTATGGCCCAACATACATGGCAGGCATCTTCCACATCTCTGATTTTGGATCGAGGCCAAACTCTCTGGCGGCTTCTTGTAGGGTCTTTTCCTGTTTAATTTTGCCCAAAAGATCGTAACAGAGTGCATTTAGGCTGTAGCTGAATCGGTTTTCGTCCAATAGCGACGCGATCAGCATCGTATCAATGATACGGCCATTAATCGTGAACCCCATGCGCCTGATCCAACCTGCATCATACTGGGCATTGTGCATGATCTTGTCGGCGGGGCATTCAAATACTTTCTTGAGCCACTTGTTGACGATGCGTTCATCTAGATTGCCGCCACCTAGATGACGGACGGGTATATAACCCGCCCAATCGGCTACCGCTATCGCATAACCCACAACCTCGCCATCACCTGTAGGCCAACCGGGGCCGTTAGATTTGATGTTGGGGTCACGGGTTTCGACATCTATTGCAATTTGCTTTGCATCAAAGATATCGGGTAGTTCTGCCGGAGGAACCCATTCGCTCTTCGGGCCGAACATCGTCATTTGAAGTGCCATTAGTCCTCACCACCTAGTGCCGCATAGCCACAAATATCAATCCAACTGTCTAAATGATTGGTTTTCATCAACCGTGCGGCTTTAACCATGATCATGCAGAGAGCCACCTGCTCTAGGGTGACTTCTTTTTCTAAAATAACCGACCAAAGGTCAGCGATGTCCTGAAGGTTCTTCTGAGCATCGCCATACTCTTTGGCACGGTCTCCATTAATTAGATTTTCCGCTGTTTGCAGAATCTCTTCACGCTTCATTATTTTTTCCTTTGTATATTTTGCTCTTCCACTGACACACGTAATTGATGTGCGTGTGCATCGTCGTAGGGACCATCATGCCTACTTTTTCTGTCCACCCACGTTTCCTCAAAGATACAACCATCGCGCCCCACACATTGTGGTGGTGTGGTTCTGGCATCCCTTGTTCTCTACAGAAGGCACAAAGCTGACCGCCATCAAAAAACTTATTCTTGTTAAGAAATTTTAAGGCGTTGTCATAATACATCTTCTTCCAGTCGTCGTCAGCCGCGACATAGCTACGAGTTATCTCTGTTTTAATGAACTCCTCACGATCAAATAATTCTTCCTGTGTCATATCCAGTAACTCCTCATTGTGTCATCTGGTTCAACTAAGTAGAGATTTTTCTTGGTCCGGGTGACCCCTACGTAAAACACCCGGTGCAAGTCGTCAGGAGCCGTCTCAGAGGCCTTTTGAGCCGCTGGTGATAGATCGGTATACAAGACGACGTTGTCGGCTTCCCCGCCCTTAGATCCGTGAATCGTGGACAGTGCTATGCGGGGGATTGCGTTAAACTTTTCCCCGCGTCGTAAGAGGGCCGTGATGTACGCTCTTTCGCCGCTGGGAAGTTTATCCATTGCCTCATGCCATATCATTTCATCCGTGGCTAAGAGACCGTGATCTTTTTGCAACACATCGAGGGTGACAGTGTCATCATCATCGAGAGTAGGAAGCTTTTTAAAGCCCCGCTTGACGCGATCATTGACAGACATATAACTGTAAATGGCTCGTGCGGCCTCGCCCGTGATGCTTCTACCTTTTCTCAGTTGCTCCCAACCGTTGATGGCCTCGCTCAACTTCTCCGAGATAGACCGTCTTCCGTTACGACTGTACAGGTAGCCCCGGCTCTTCAGGTCCTGTGTGGCGGCATCTAGAAAATATCCGGCTTGAGCTAGCACGAGCCACGATCCTTCAGAGAAATCTATATAGCTTGTACTAGGTATCCGTTGGACGCTGCCCGGATCTTTGCGGGGCAGATAGGTCTTTGGTACGCGGCGCGCGATGCGCTTTGCGATGCCTTCGGCTAGCGGGTGTACTGTAGCTGGTACGCGGTAGGATTGCTCTAGCACCTCGTATCCACCATTGAGACCTATGAAATGCTCTACGTCTGCTCCGGCCCATCTATAGATAGCTTGATCGTCGTCGCCCGCGCAGTAGATGCGGTCAGAGTGCTGCTCTAGTACGTGGGCCACGTCCCATTGTAGGGGCGACAGGTCCTGTGCTTCGTCTATGAAGGTAATTGCTAGCCGTGGGCAGAAGTCTGCACCGTCACGCACGAAAACTTCCAGCATGTCGGTGAAATCATACAGGTTAAACCTGTTCTTATATTCATTCATACTGTCGGAGACATATTTAATCGTGCTCCACGGTATGTTCATGTTGCTGTCGTTGTACTGTTGACGCAGGTCCACCTTGCGAAGACGTGCTAAGTTAATTAGCCCGATAATGGGGTTGTTGTTTTTGTTTAAGTCAAAAGCGTCTTCAGTGCTGGTGTCGGTAACCAGATCGTATCCAAGCGCATAACCCAGCTCTTTATAGTGTTCCGACTGCATAATCTGTTCTTGCCGGATGCCACTTAGCTTGAGAGCAAAACTGTGAAGGGTCCTAAACCAAGGCAGTTGCGTTTTTTCTAGATTAAATCGCTGGCAAGCCCTGTCTATAGCCTCGTTTGCTGCCTGTCTGGTAAAGGCGAAGTACCCGATGTGAGCGGGATTAACACCTGCCGTGAGGGCCTCATCTACTTTGTTAAGCAGCGCGGTGGTCTTACCCGTTCCGGGTGGACCGTATATGCGGAATATCTTAGTATCCATCAGGTAACTCAAAACCATGTTTGCCTAACTTTGTTTTAATCTCCTGCAAACGGACCTTTCCTAAGTTTGGTATTCGGCGTAGATCGTTTGTTCTGGCGTATTCAACAAACTCCGCTAAAAACATTTTTGTAAGATTTTCGTTACGTAGGCAGTTACCTGTCCCTCGAGTCCAATGAATGTTGCGGATCACGACAGGCATAGCCACCGTATCTACTATTTGTCGTACTCGCTCACGACTAATACCGTGTTTATTTGCGATTGCTTGCAGAGTACGCTGTTCAAACACACGCTCCCGCCAGATTTGATGATCTCTTGGAACAAAAGCCATAATCGACATCTATCCATTCTCCGCTGATGACATTAAAAGGGTGCCTCCGTCTGACCACCACCAAAGCTTGGGGTGTTAAACTCCACCTCGACACTATCAAAAGAAGGTATTTGCCATACGCGCACAGGCCGTCCTTTTATTTTGAGGACCGTGCTTTCGCCGCCCCTATCTCGCAGACGCTGGGCTATCTTGTGAGATTTGTATTCAAAGAACTTGTTACGTTTTAAGAAGGCCTCAAAGTCTTTGAGCCGGAACATGGTTTGTCCGGACTCCTCATCTGTCCAAGGCCGCTTGAGAAGGATTTCTTCTCTATCGTTGGCCTTCTGTAAGTGGACGCAGAACTCTTCAAGATAATCGTAGAATTGGCCGCTGATGCTGGCATCTTCTGCCACCTCTATGATAGCGCTCTCGTTATCCTTCATTTCATTAAGCAGACTACCTATACGGCTTTCCCAAACAGGTTTAGCTACGGAGCGAGGCATGAAGTTCAACTGCTCCATGCAGGCCTTCTGAAAAGTAGGCTGGTTCATCAAGCCCTCGGTATCTAACTCCAGCGGCTCTCCGTTTACATCCAGAAACCAGACAGGTGGGTTGGAATTATATTTCCGCAGATTAGCTATGGCTGCACCTTGAACCGCGGCCCCTATGCCGTGCTTACGGGTCTGACATAATTCTTTATTGCAGTGCGCGTTTATCGGAGCGTCCGCGCATTTATAGGCGTATTCTTTCTTGTTAAGTTGATTCGCAACTATGTTGACCTCGCTCAAGGGCAGCGGCGGCACTAGATATTGCATATTGTAAGTCAGGATTTCGGACTCCCAGCTATCTGGGTAGGCCTTGCGTAGGTAAACACCTATGTTGAATAGGCCGTTGTTGCGTCCGCCCTCGCTGATCTTATTCCGCATAAGAAATTGCAAGCATGGTGGTCCGTCTTTCAGGTCCCCGGCCTCGGCTTCTTCGCCTATCTGTAGCTTGAGCAACTGCTCCGGCGTCTGCTTATACTTCTCGTATAGCTCAATAAACTCTGATAATTCTGCGGAGCTGCCATCATCCTTGATAGCGTAGCGCAACCCATCCTCTGCATCATAGTAAGGCAGGTTCAGGAAGTTACCCACGTCATCGCGGTCTAGCCGTAGACGCACCTGTTTTGGAAATATCTCGCTGCCGCCGTATCCCAGCGCTGCGGATATCTGTTGCAGGGTGGCCTGCATATCTTTGGCATCTACCCACTCTGTGGTGAATAGGAAACAATGAGCACCGCCCGATTTAGAGCGACACACAACTAACGGAAGCTCTAGCTTCCTAATCTTCTCAACTAAAACCTTGTGATCTAACGGATACTGATCAACATCAACACAACCCCAGACACACTGGTTATCTTCGTTAATCGGGATAATACCAATGCCCCGGCCTTTGCCGGACAAATGGCCTTCCCAAAGGGCCGTGGTCCGCGGTTCGCGTACAATGGCGGCTCGTCCGGTATTCTTACCGTTGGCCTGCTTCTTCTCTACTTTATATGTGCCATAAGCTAACTGTAGCCCGTTAAATATGGCAGAAAACTTTTCAACAGACATGGTTGCTCCCCAAAAAAGGAGGGATGACGCTATAACGCCATCCCCCTACACCTTAAAACGGTACGTCGTCGGAGAGGTCTCCGCCAGCATTATCGTCCTGATGCTTAACAACCACATCACCTGATTGAATACTTGCGTTGAAGTCCTTGGCTCGGATATAGAGTGCCATATCCTGTACAGGCCCTTCGCGGCTCATCTCCCAACCGTGCCAGCTACCTTTGCTGTTTTCCTCAAGATTGGTCTTCAGAACATATACGTGACTAAATCGAGGCGGTGTGAACGGCCCGTTTTTGCCCTGCATAGTCAGCGAAGAGATCATGCTGTTCCATTTACGGGACTTTTTAAGCTGCGTTGATTTCATAGCAATCAAAGCAGTTTCTGCCGACCCGTCCGGGTTTAGCACAATAACGAAGTGCTGGTGCGTCTCTTCAATGTATTGACCAGAACCGTCTGTCACATAGTCCCGGTTATCATCAGGGGAGCGCTCTGTTTTCGGTCTAGCTTCTCCCGGAGCATAGATAGCCGTCGGAGCGCCCGTTCCCTCGCCTCTAGGAGCCCATTGTATGAAGCGCCGCTGGTAGGCTACCGGAATTACTCGTATGCCCTCCTTGCCCTTGTAAACGCCTCCTGTGACGGTGTTATAGATGTCTCCTTTTTTAGCATCATCTAGGTCATCTAATTCCCTGCTCATGCCGCCTAAAATTTTCAGGAACGGCAGCGCAAGATCTTCTTGACCCATGTTTTCAAGACCGGTGCCTGCATCTGCTTCAAACATAGAGGCATCGAACTGTACAATTTCAGCAGTTTTTTGCTCTGCTACAGCATTTTTCTTATCAGCCATTATTATTTACTCCCTTTCACAACGGCTCGTTGTCCAACGTAAGCTCCAAAAAGACTCATGGGAAACTCTTCACCACTCTCTACCCGCTCTTTGACAAATGCACGGAGCGTCTGAGGGTGAATTTCGGTTTTCTGTTCGGCAAAGAAGCCTTCGTTTTCAGCAAAAGCTTTAAAAGCTGATGCTTTGTCGTCTTCTCCGCGTCCAAACTGACAGGCCACCGTGTTTTTGATGATGTCATCATAGCCATTTTCGCGTAGCCACTCGTAAGCAGCCGGGCGATTATCAACTAAAATGCTTGCCCCATAAGTTTGTTTGACGGTGACCTCCGAGCCGTCATCTAGTTTCATGCTTGATAGCCCGATTTCGGCAAGCATGGTTGGCAGGTCCTCATCCGTCATCTTCAACAGAGCTTTCTTTTCGTCCTTGAGCTTTTGCTCAAGTTCGCTAACTACTCTCTCTTTGTCACGGATTGCTCTTGCCATACCGGCAACCGTAGTAAGGTCACCCTGATCCAGTTTTTCAACTGAGGAAGCCAGACTTTCTTCAAAGTCCTGTTCCATTTGATCGAAAATATCGCTCATCGCGGTTCTCCTTTCGTCGTTAAAGACACCTTTCGGGTCTTGACATAATCATATATATGCCCACATAATCTTATGGTCAAGGAGAAATTGATGCAAGGTTATAAGTTCAAGACCAAGCCGTTCGATCACCAGCATAAAGCCTTAGAAGATTCGTGGGCCGCGAACTTTTATGCGCTGTTCATGGAGATGGGAACAGGCAAGTCTAAAGTGGCTATTGACACTATTGGCGCACTTTATAAGGCAAACAAAATTAAAGCGGCACTGATCTTGGCACCAAAAGGCGTGTATGACAACTGGGTAAAGGGAGAAATACCAACACATTTACCGGACGACATTGATCGGCAGGTGGTGCGTTGGACGCCGTCCACGTCGCAGAAGTTTCAGGAAGAGATGAAAGCGCTGGTGTACGAGCCTTTTGACGGCATCAAGATTTTCGTAATGAACATAGAAGCGTTGTCCACGCCGCGTGGTACGAAGGCCGCGTATGTCTTCCTGACGAAAAACCCCAACAACATTATGATTGTGGACGAGAGCACGACTATTAAGAACAGAAAAGCGACACGCACAAAAAACGTGATGATGCTTGCGGATGAAGCTAAATACCGCCGCATCTTAACAGGGTCTCCTGTCACCAAGTCTCCTATGGATCTATATAGTCAGTGTGCGGTCCTATCCCCGAAAGCACTAGGTTTTAACAGCTACTACGCTTTTCAGAACCGTTATGCTTTGGTTCAAAAGCGTAAGATGGGTACTCGTGCTTTCCAAGAAATCGTCGGCTATCGGCGGTTAGATGAACTAAACAGCAAGCTAGACCGCTTCAGTAACCGCATCCTCAAAGAGGAGTGCCTTGATCTGCCGGACAAGATGTACATCCGCCGGGATGTAGCTCTGACAGATGAGCAAAAACGTGTTTACTTGCAAATGAAAAAGTTAGCTCTGGCTAAACTAGAGAATGGAGAGCTAGCTACAACAGCTAGTGTCCTGACGCAGATTATGCGTCTTCAACAGATATGTTGTGGTTTCCTCCAGCCCGATGACGGCGAGATCCAGACCTTGGATAACAACCGCTTGAAGGAGCTGCTGGAAATCACCGACGAGTTACAGGGAAAAGCTATCATTTGGGCGTCATATACACACGACATCCAACAGATAGCTTCGGCCCTGCGCGACCGCTTTGGGCCCGAGGCGGTCGCAACTTATTATGGGGATACCCCGCAAGACGAACGGCAGGCTATTGTCGAAAAGTTCCAAGACAAAGATAGCCCGCTTCGTTTCTTTGTTGGGCAACCACGAACAGGCGGTTATGGTATTACACTAACAGCCGCAAATACGACAGTTTATTACAGTAATAGCTACGATCTTGAAATAAGATTACAAAGTGAGGACCGCGCACACCGGATTGGGCAGCGCAACAAGGTAACTTATATCGATCTGGTATCACCCGATACTATCGACGAAAAGATACTTATAGCGTTGCGGGGCAAAATAGATTTAGCTGGTAAGGTGCTGGGTGAAGAGGCTAAGAACTGGTTACTTTAGGGGTAAGTAAGCCCCTATTCCGCTTAACATAGCCGGTACATAACCCCCTTGAGCAAAGCCGAAGCTACCAAAGTTGTATTGCTGCGGATTGCGGACCACATTCAAAGCTGTAGTCATCATGTCTCGATTACGCTCGGCACGTCGCTGCGCGTCCGCTTGAAATTGATCGACATCTTCTTGTGTAAAAGACGGGCCAGTAGGAGCCGTTGGCTCTACCCCAGTAAATTCTTCTGTTCTGGGGCCCGCGTTGTACTCTTCGATTTGCCTGTTAAAAGCATCTACGTTGGCTTGATATTGGTCGTAGGCCGTGTTGTATGCGTCGATTGCATTTTGATAGGTATCCATCTGAGCTAAATCCTCAGAGGTATACCGTGCAGGCAGGAATATGGTTCCCATTGGTAAAGGCATAATTACCTCCGTAACAGGCTACCGACGCCGCCAAGGGGTATCGAGTAACCCATTGTAGGGCCAGCCAGCCCGACGCCTGCCCCGAACGTGCCTCCAAATGCGGGCGTTGTAAAACCAATTCCACCTACCGCAGGAACCGCTCCGACGCTGAACGGAACCTCAGCTATCTCGAAAGAGGGTTTATTAAAAGAAGTAGTGGCTTGTTCTCTAGCCGCTTGTGGGGTTACCGGAACAGGTGAAGGCGCTAACGAAGGCGCTAATGCACGATCAATTGCGTTTGCTGATAAAAAACTAAGATCTTGTCTACCAGATACGGCTGGCATCAGTCCGGGTTGTTGTTGTGCTTGATTTTTTGCAGCGATTTCTTCTGCGACAGTAAAAGGATTATAACTTGGTGTGGACGCAACAGGAGCACGGTTCCCTATCTCCGCAAAAGTATCTACCGGAGAAATCGCGCTTATTTCCGCAAAAGTATCAACAGAGGGGGTCGCGGCTGCTGGAGCCGCAGAATAGCTGTCTACACTACCAAACATGTCGGAGTAGCTATTATCAGGAGCCGCAGAATAGCTATCTGCGCTACCAAACATGTCGGAGTAGCTATTATCAGGAGAACCGCCGCCACCGCCGTCGTCTCCGCCGTCACCACCAAAAAGACCGAACTTGCTTTCAAATTCGTCTACGTGCTCAAAATCATTATGTAGCCCGTCTGACCATCTCTTCTTAAACAGCACAGGCATATCTCCTTATATCAAGCTCGGACTGTACGCCCGTGGCATACCCAACACGCTTTCCCTTCATCTGACGGATAAAATAAGCCCCGTCATAAGGATAGGTTTCAAGATAGCGCTCCGTCAGTTTCTTTTGTGTAAATCGTGCCACTTCATAAGCGTTCTGATATGGCGCAATGAAATCTATCACATACATCGTACCATCTCTTGGTCCATTACTCCAGATCGATGCTGGTAGTTTACTAGAACCATCCCTGTATCCCTGCGCCACATCTTTAGGGAGGAAGGCGTGTGTAAAAAGACCCACGGGCCGTGGTGCGTAGGGCGCGGGCTTATACAGGATGTCCATCTTCCCGTGTGCGATAGCCGGTACAATTAAGCGATCAAGATCGTGAATATACCAATCACGGTGAAATTCAGATTTCAGCATCAATTTTATGGCGTCGGAGATCATCCCATTAAGCTTCCTATGCCCTGACCCTGCCTAATTAAGCCTGAAGCAATGTCTGTCGGGAACATCGCAGCATAACGGCTCCTGTCAACCGGGCCGCTGGCCGCGGGAGGCGGCGTAATTGGCCTCGGCTGAACAGGAGCAGCCGACGCAACACTGGTTGTGGGAGCTGCCGGTTGCGACGGTAAGTTGTTGGGTTGAAGAAGTTCTGGTCTGACTGAGCTTTGATCGTCCGAAAGGCCCATACGTTCAAGCATCTCTTCTCTAGTTATTCCAGTACCACGGTCTTCATCCTCATACATTTCACGAATGATGTAAGGGGATTGACCTGCGGCTACTTCAAAACCTTTATCTGATAGGATGCGTTGAATACGACTTAGTTGGTTTTGCTTTTGTTTTGCGTTAGTTGCTGGTCGTAACAAAGTAGCAGCCAATTCTGGATCAGCAAAGAGCATCTGCATCGCTTCCATCCGCTTTGAGGAAGGATTGTGTTTAAACATATCTAAAATAAAGCGCTTACCTGCCGCCGCTGCACTAATTGCGCCTGTTCCCGATTCTCCACCCATCAAAGCTTTATAGGCTTTTGAACCACCTGCAAGACCAACCATTCCGACATAAAAATCGAAGATGGGTCCCGCCTGTTGAATCAATTCAGGATCATCTAATTTACCCGCAGCGTCTGCTGCCGCTAACCGTACCATTTGATTAGAGATGGTACGCATACGAGTAATCTGGTTTTTATCCATTATCCCGTATTGTTTAGCTATATCGACTAGAGACTGAGATCCACCACTTAACCCAGCGCCTTGTCCTTTAACTGGACTAAACATTATTTTGTGAAAAGTTATAGGATCAAAGGTTTTGATGGACTCGCCACCCGCGTTCATAAACGCATATTGCAATATAGCGTTTTCAAAACCCTCGTTTATTTTTGCCCGAATTGCATCTTGCTCTTCTTTAGGAAGAAGCTTGCCGTCGGGGCCTCTGTACTTGACCGTGGTTAAACGGAACAAACGCTTTAGGCCGCCCACAGGGTCTTTAACAGTGCCTTTTTTAGGCACAAAATTCATAGCTTCTGAAATAGCCGCGGTTGGGGAACTGTTACCAATTAGACCCGCAAGATAAGATTGACTGTCGGCTAATTTCTTTGATTCCGCGGAGCGAGCATCATAAACCTCAAAGGTGCGTTGAGCTGCAATTGCATTATCTAGATCCTGTTCTAGGGCCGGGAACCGCGATAGAGTTTCCGCGTTCTCTTGTTTCCACCTAGCTAAAGCGTCAGCATTTACCTGACCTTCTCTGGAGTGGCCCGGAGGAAATACGGACTTTTTCCGCGCATCACGGATAGCGCTTTCCATGATGTTGTTAATGGTTGTGAAGGTTTTTGTTGCTCCTTCAAAACCTTGTTCTTGGGCAAACTCAGCTATGCCTTGTAACTCTTGTATCCGAAGATCGGTAACATCCGGATTTCCGCGGATAAACTGTTGTGTTAAAAGCTCTGGAGGAATACGTCGCGCACCCATTGCTGTTTCGGCACGAGCTTTACCAACTATGGAACGAGTATAAACATCGTTTAATGCTGCGGAATAGCTACGTGCTACATCGTAAGCGTCATTAACACCATCTTCAACGGTGTTCATGTCATCCAAGATAGCTTCGGCTATCTCACCAAATTGCCGAGCTTGGTTAGCCGTGCCTCGACGCGTTGTAGCACCACTATATAAGTTAGAGGCGTCATTTAAAACTTCTCGTCTAAGTTTCACAAGTTCGTCCGCTGTTACAGGAGAAACTCTGGATGGGTCGGCTTTTGCTATTTCTAGCTCGAGTATTTTCGCTTGTGCGCGGGCCGCAGGAAGCATTGTGCTCTTTTGAGCATTAGTGAACCTGTTACCATACAGCATTGCAAACTTAGATTTATCTTCAAGTTGAGAAGAAATCTTTTTTGCAGCAGCTAGACGGTTTGAAAGCGATGCGCCCTCTCCCGCCTCCTGATTTATAAGCGTGTTAAGAGCGTTGACAGAATCGGCATCTTGTCTGGTTAACCGGCTAATAACACCTTTTTGTTCAGCAATACCTTGACGAATATCCAAACCAAGCCGTTGTTTCATGTTTTGTACGGTTTTATGGAGCGCTGGAGCGGCGGCTATAAACTCATCGCGATATTCGGGTAATATGTCTTGTAAAAGCTCGTCATATTTAAGGATAAAGGAAGGTGTAACACTTCCCTCAATAATTTCTTGAGGATTAAATACTGTAAATCTACCCACCTTATCCCACAGAGCTTTTTCTCTACGACGAGCAAGTTCTAACTGACTGTCTATGGTATCCGCCAACATGCCTGAAAAAGCTTGCTGGCTTCTTTCGTTAATTGGTCCCTTTAACAATTGTTGAGCCGCTTTTATCCGCGCATCAACGGCAGCCGTCAAACGAGTTTTAAGGGCATCATCAAACATTCCTCGGCGCAAAACAGCGGCTGTTTTTAAAGCATCCTGAGAGCCTTCTGATATTAGACCTTTGATCCAGTTATCAAAAAACTCTTTTGCGTTACGGTCAGCTTTCATTTTAGTGGCCATTAATTCAGGATTTTGTTTAGCCATTGCGGCTTCAACCATCATCAAAAGGCCTGTATCGTCTTCTAACCGTTGACCGGCAGTAAATTCAACGTCAGGGAACACTTCGGATAAAATCGCCCGAGTTTCTGCGTTATTAAGATCGGCCATCATTTTTTCATAATTGCCGCCGTGAAGCTCGAACAACTCGTTCATCCGGTTAAAGAGCTTCCGTTGCTTACCTGTAGCAACCTTACCAATTAGAACGTCACCAGCGTCGCCATTCTCTTTTACAATGTTGTAAGCTTTTGGCATAAGCTTACTTAAAGTAGCCGCGAAGGTATTACCCCCGATAAGTTCACTGGCTAACCTTGGACCTGTTTGTCCCGGATATGTTGCTTCTGCATATCTTGCACCTACACCCGACCCCAAAACAGGTACAGCTTCGCCCAAAACAGTTAAACCAGCGCCTACTTTTGAAGCTTTAGCTGATCGGCCCATGCCTTCGATCATGTTTTCGATAGCCGCCGTCATCCGTGTGGCAACAGGCGCTGAAGCATCTTCCGCTAAATTAGCAATAAAGTCCCGTGCAGCGCGATTCGTGAACTGTTTCATAAGAAAAGGGAACTGTATGCCCGCGGTACCACCGCCAAGGGTACGCACCATTTCTACGTTGGCTTTTTGCCCCGGTAATATTGGAACATCTGGGCCAAAAATACCTTCTTCTAAAGCATCTGCACCTTCATATAAAAGCATACCACTGCCGATAAAGGCCGCTAAAGGAGGTGCGGCCTGTAAACCAAACTGTAATATACTTGTGGGCGGCTTACGAAAGGTTCTTGCAGCAGTCATTTGTGCTGCTTTTGTGCCAGCAGCCACACTAGGTGCAGTTTTGAAAAACTCAGAAAAGAAGGCTCCGGGTAAAGAGCCTATTTCAGCGTTAGATAATAGCGCGGAGATAGCATCAGGGTTCTGAAATCGAACAGCACGTTCCGCGGGGAGCATATCGCGGATAGGCTTCTGTTCTCCATTAACTTCCATTGTGTATTGAGGTGAAAGCTGGTCAAAAAAGGTAGCTTTCCCTGATTTGATCAGGTCATAGTTGAAGAAATTGGGGTCTTCCTGAATTTGATCAGCAAAATCTACCGAAAAGGTGTTAACCAAATCTTTGGCCAAATAATCGGAAGCTTCCTGCCCGAAGTTAAGGCGAAAATCGTCAATTATCTCAGGTTTGAGCTCAACTTTATTGATCGTGAGATCAGCCATGTTTAGTCGCTCCCCTCGACTGCTCCAGCACTTTTATTAACTCTTGGAAGATTACCCGTAATCCCACCACCGGAAGAGGAACTAACACCCGCGCCGCGGCCCCCGATGTTTGCTTCGTAAGCAAGAATTGCTGCGGTGTATTCAGCAATAAGTTTTTCGGTATCCATTACTGCAAGTCTAGCTTGTTCTACTGTTTCCGAACTAAATGCACCCGGTACTTGTTCGGCTCTATCTAATATATATTTCGCACGAGCATAACCGGAAGCCAAAGAATTTCTTACTGTGCGGAGTTGCTGAAGGGCACCCACATCAGACTTTGCCCCGCTTGGAAGGAAGCCCTTAACTTCTTGCATAATAAGCTCTACATCCAAAGCAAAGACTTTACCTTTAGTATCCGCTCTAAGGACATTTTGCGTCCGACGACCAAGGGACGCAAGTTCTTTATCAGCAGCACTTGTGATCTTGCTCTCTCTACCGGCATAGCCCGTACCCAGACCCAATTCTGCAAGCTGTCCAGCAATACCATTGAAGAAGCGGTTAAGCGAAGAAACAAAACCTTGCGATTTAGTGTAATCCAAGCCCGTAATAATAAAGGTTGGATCAGCCGTGGCCCGCTCAATATTAACCGTGCCGTCTGGGTTGATCAGAGGCACATCTTGCGACGGACCGAGCTTTTGCATCTCCTCTTGCGATAAATCCAACGTGTTAAGAGGAACAGGTGATTTAAGGTTAGAATTACCCAATATACGCTTTTTAATTGCTTCCTTAACAAAATCAGGTAGCTGTCGTTTCTGCATAAACCCACGGGCATCCGGAACAGGGGCCGTGTAAGCTGCAATCATGCTATCCATTATCCTGTCATCACCGCCCTCGGCATAGGCATCAATAGCCTTAACACCTTCTGCAACTTCACCAAGAGAGAAATAACGAAGGGCTTTGTCAGCGCTGCCCTTGCCAAAGATATCTGGCGGAGTGTCAGCCTTTTCATAAGGACGAAAGGCATCCGCACCAAAAGCATCTTTAAGGGAACTTATTTCTTTTTCGTTGAGATAAAGAGGGGTTCCCGCAGGTATACTCTGTCCTTTAATAACCATGTCTTTGGTATTAATGACAGGCTTAGTGGACTCTGGACCTTGTGTTGTGGTAACACCACCCAGTGTACCACCAAGGCCACCTTCATCTACAGGTGTAATGGCTTTTTCGTAAGCGTCCGTGCCTTTTCTATACACTCTGCGGCTACCATCAGGGAAAACGATGTTTACGTCTTCTTTCTCTTCTGCTTTGTAAGGTTTAACCGAGGTTGCAAAACCTTCAATTTTATCCGCTTCTCCCGAATCTATTGCAATAATAGTTCCGGGCAGTTGTTGCTGACCCTCATAAAAAATAGGTTTTGTTACTTCGTAAAACTTCTTAGCTCCACCCTCACCGCTTACTTCTTTGTAGGGTTTCAAAGCATCCGGATCTATTTTGGCCACCTGATTTGGACGTAGGTTTAAAATTTTACCTTTGGGGTATTCTACCCCATCAAGCACTATAGGCTTTTGTGTGACAAAAGCTTTGGTGGCTTTTACCTCTGTAGTTTTAGATTTAAGCCTTTGTAAGGCTCGAGCTTCTTTAGCAGCAACTTCTGCCGCCAACTTAGTTTCAGCCGACTGCAACGCAGCTAAATCAAGGGCGCGCTCTTCCTTCTTAGAAGCTTTTTCGGCCTTCGCCTGCTCCGCCACTCTAGCAGCAATAGTCTGTGGTAGCTTAGTTTGTGCCGCAACAAAAGCAAGCCGCTCTGCCGGGCTCATACCAGATCGCTCTCCGGGCACTCCACCCGCATAAGCAAGACCCATCTGCGCTATATCAAAAAGTATTTGCGCCTGCATGGCGTCTTTATCTTTTTCGAGTTGCGCGGCGCGTTCTTCGGGATCACCTAAACCATACTTACGATAAATTGCTTTTTGAGCGTCCATCAGTTGACCAAGACGTGTTCCGTCGCCTTGAGTTGGTGCGGGCACCGCGTCGTTGTTCGCAGCTAATCCGTAAAGCGCTAAACTGTCTTCAAGGCCCAGATCAAACCCACCACCAGCTACCCGGTTCCTATTCTCTGGAGCAAAGTATTGAACCGGCTGGTTGTATCCGCGGCGGACCAGCCCGCCTTGGTTAAAATTTACGGGAGGCGGGCCCTCCATACCCATAGGAGGCATCTCTTCTGGTGGCGGTTCAGACACCGTAGACATAATACCTCCGGCCATATCGCCTTCAACCGGTTGAGTCATCTCAGCTTCGGCCAAGCCCCCAATGCCTTGGTCCACGGCGTTCATCATCATTACCGGCTGAAGAAGAGCCAAAACAGATTCAGGGGTTTCTCCCGCATCTTCTGGACCGACTATTTCAGCAAGCTCTTCGTAGCGTGATTCTAACGGAGCCTCATCGCCCCGAATGGAGTTAATTACTGTCTCAAAGTCTTCAGCGTCATCTAAGTTACTGATGCTCTGTTGTGCAGAACCGAGCATTTGCTCCAGAACTGCTGGGTCCATCGACTGCATAGCAACAGAAGCCGCTTCAGGAGGAACTGCATCTTGAGCCGCCATGCCGCCAGCCATGCCGGGAGCCGCAGCCATAATCCCAGCCATGCCGCCGTCCTGCATAAACTTCACACCTCGACCCATCAAGATGTCTTTTTGAGTTATCTTGCCGTCGTTATTTAAGTCGGGAAACCCGGCTGCGCCGCCATTCCGGAACATTTGACGATCCATTACACCTCGGTTCATCATCCGAATAAACCCCCTGCTAATTTACTGGCACCCGCTGCTGCGGAAAGACCCGCTATACCTAAACCAAGATATTGTTGTGCGGGCGATACGTTAGGCGCGGTAGACGCTGCAATAGTCTGCTGCGTAGACGGCGCACCTTTATAAATGTCTGAAAGATACGCAAACCGTTGATAGGGCTCATACAACTGAGCAAGCTCGCTCTGCCGTTGTGCTTCCAAAGTGGCTTGCTGTTGAGCCTGCTGCTGTTTTCCAAGCTCAAATTGAGTTGTGATGTCGCGAAGAGCAGACTGTTGAGCAAGTTCGCCAAGGCTGGCCTGCTGTAGACCAAGCTGACCAAGCGCCTGACCGGTTTGCAACCCAAGCTGACCAAGCGTTTGACCGGCCTGCAAGCCCAGCGATCCAATGCCTTGAGCCGCGGCCAACCGGCGTTGCTGCTCGTTTTGTGCCGCCTGTTGCGCCTGCATAAAGTTTTGAGCCTGAGATTGAGCCAAAGCAGCCGCTTCGTTGCGCCCAATTTCTGCTTGCTGGATCGCGGCCCGTGAGCCGCCGAACGCGGACGGCCCACCGGGAGCACCGACAGCGCCTAAATTGGCCGCGGCCCGTTGTTGAGCAAAACTACGGCTTATTTCGTCCTGAACCGCCTGTTGATAGGGATTCATGTATTGAGCTATTTGCGCCCCACTTACAGGAGCGGCACCTTGCTGGTACATTTGACCAGCAGTGCCATAAGCACCTTGTATATATGGCGTAGCTGTTTGCCCTGCACCTATAAGTGTAGGTGCGGCCATACCCATTGTTTGACCAGAAGTATCAAGATAAGGCTGGTAACCCCCAATACCGCCGGAAGCAGGAGAAGCCGCTTGAATAGCAGCCTGTTGTAGCCCAGACATCTGAGCTACTTGTTGGGTTGGAAGCGTGATCCGTTGGTTGGCTAAACCTTTAGCGCTTTCAAGAAGCCCTAGCTTGTAAGCCTCAATTTCAGGGGCTTCACGGACTATTTGTACTTGGGTTTCAGTAGCCATTACGCCATTCTCCGCCCGCGGGACTCAAGATTTCGCATCATCCCGTACATGTTGTTTATGCCCTGACGGACGTTCCCGTTTCCAAGCCCGCGGACTGCGTCAGTTGTCATAACGAACTCACCCGGCATGAGCATTGCACGAACACTGTCCTTACCGGGTATACCTTCGTCAGGCATGATACCACCTACACGACGTGGGAAGATCTCTCCACCTTCGGCAGCGGCCTGAATAGGCCTATACATGTTGCGGTAACGGGCGGTTCCAAAAGGGTCTGGGTTGTAAGTGCGAGGACCGGGTAGTCCCGCGTATTGTGTAGCAACCTCATAAGGTCCTTCAGCGCTTCGGAGCTCGTAGTTAGCAAGCCTATATCTGGTAGGGTCTTGTTCGAGAAGGTCTGATCCCGAGGGTCCTTGGATAGCGTCGATATCCAGCTCTTCCTGTGGTGGAGTATCAAAGGCCCCCGCAGCATATGCCGCGCCACCTGCTAATGCAGCGGCTGGCAAGTAAGTGCGGATAAGGCTCGGAGCGGCTTCCGCGGCTAGTTGCTTGGCCATATCTAAGGATATCCGGCCTTGGTTAGCTTGATAAATTTCTGTAGCAGTTGGCCCGGATGGCAAGAAAGCGTTTTGTAGCCCTTCTACAAAGCCAACGTCGTCGCCGGGTGTAACAGCGCCTTTGAGGCTTTCAAAGAAGCCGGGTGTTTCTGGAACATTAACGCTTGGAGCGGCGGGAGCGGCGGGAGCGGCGGGAGCAGTGGGGGTAGAAAGAGAAACTTGTTGGAAAGCTGCTCCACTATCTGCTACTGGCATAACCGTTCCGTCGGGGGCAACCGCATATGGCCTACCGTAAGCGTCAAGACCTGTTGAACCGGGCTGGTTAACAAGAGATGATGCAGGCTGGTTAGTGACAGATGTTGCGGCTTCCCTTACAGAAGGAACGGCGGCTTTAGGTACGTCCGAGCCGAACATGTCCATGTATCTAGTGTCTTGGTAAGCAGTTCCACCTTCTGAAGCAGGACCCGCAGTCATGTTTGACATGGAGATACCAGAGAAGTCCCCACCAAGTGCGCTACCAATGCTCTTAAATCCTGCGCTCAAGTTAGCGGGATTAGCAGCCTTACCTATAGAAGAGAAGAACCCTTGTCCGGACAGAGCCCCGGAAGCGCCAGCAAAGAGAGCACCTGTGCCACCAGAAATAAGTGCGGATTTAAATGCGTCCCCTATACTACCGCCTTGTATCAACGTCGCGATACCGGAACCCAGTGCTGCACCATAAATAGGACCAAATATAGCTGTTCCTACAATCGGTAGGACAATCGGAGCTACCTTCTTAGCTACCTTTACAACACCTTTAACAGCCTTTTTAAGAGTTTTTGTAACCTTTTTGGCTGCCTTAGATATTGATTTAACACCTTTTTTAAACGCTCGGCCAATACTACCAAAGGAGAAAAACTCCGGCATACCGGTTTCCGGGTTGATCGAGTTAGCACCAGAACCGACAACGTAGCGTTCAGGGTCTTCAACACCTAATTCGCGTAAATGATCAAAAATAGAATCTCGAAGCTTTGGGTTGTTTTCAATCAGGGCTTTTGGAACAACCAGCTCACCGGTCTCGACGTGAGCTACAGTGTCATCACCAAAACGACCGTATGAGGCCATTCTGTCTGCCACGTCTTGGAAATTAGCAATACCGGAAGTACCGAACTCTTCTTCGGTTTCAGCGCGTTCTAGAGCCTCTAGCTCATCGTCTTCCAGATAGAAGTTGCCAATACCACCTTCTGGAAAAGAAAACTCTTCTTGTTTAACCGCGCTTTTTGCCATTTATCCCGCTCCACCGCCTAGTGCCTCGGGCACTGTGACTTGAATGATAGTACTTCTTTTTTCATTTCCTGTCCATGAATTGCCGCAATTAGGGCAGTTCCCGTCTGGGTAACTGGCGATTTCTTCCGGTGTATCAACCTCATTAGGACACGAAGCGCAACTTACTATGTCCCTACTTGTTGACGGACGCCAGCGGGAGTTGTCTCCCATTACAATAATTGTATCATCGCTCATGGAGTGCTCACCGTAACTGTTCCAACTGCGGCAGTTGCGCTAGTGCTTCCAGAAAATATATCATTTTGGCGCACAATACGCAAAAACCCATTTTCCTCAAACAAATCGCCAACTTCCAATGTGTTAGCAACCGAGTCAGACGGGACATCTTGTATGTTTAAGAGAGGGTTCCGTTGCTCGTCTATGACCCTGTCTAAGTTCCGGGCTAACTGGTTTACAAAGTTCTGGTTATATATATCCGGAGCTACCGGTAAAATGGTACGGACAATTTTTGTACTCATCGCCTACCGTCCGGTCTCGCATCCAAACGCGGCGTCCCTAACCGCCAATTCACACCCGTGTCGGCATTGCTGATCTTGAAGTTCATGCTGCGGCCACGGGCCCGTAAGAACACCTGATTGGTATAGATGTCAGAGCTACTCTCTTCTACACTACCAGATACCGTCTCTGTAACAGCCTTTCCGTTAAAATCACGAGACTGCATGGACATAGTTACTGCCGGGGTAGCATCCGTAGACCCGTCAAAGGACAAATCAGGGATAACGCGGCGGATCAGCATGAACTGGTCCCCGTCACCTATATCAAAATCTGCCGACTGAATATATGCCGGAACGGCACTAGCCGGAGCCGTGCTGCCGTCATCTAACCCATATTCGTGGTTATAAAGATAATAGTCCGTGCTAGCAGACTGCGGATAGCTGCGTTGACCCGACGCTCGGTCATTCCAAGCCGTACGGGATAACGTACCGTAATACCAAATCTGCTGCCCGTAGTTATAGACAACATACCGATCAATCTCGCTTGATCCGGCAGAACAGTAGTACCACCAAACCTCTGTCTGGCTAGCTAAACTACCGGCAAAAAACTTAAAGGATTGTTGAGGGTTGATGTTGTTAAACACATACTCTCGAACAGAGCATGGAATGGGCTGTATACGACCATCATAAACATAAAAGTTCTCTTGGCCCATCCAGAAAACCAAGTCGTTCACGCTGATAGCCACGTTAGGTCCAGCAATCCTGACGTTGTCCGCTAAAAGTGCTGTTCCAAACACATACGGCGCACCGGTAAACTGTACCGAATGCAAAGTGTGGTCTGTCCAAACCAGTATCTGGCGGCTTGTACGCACCGCAGTCATAATCTCAGAGCCTTGTGACAGACGTAAATCGCCTGCCGTATTCGTAGCTGTAGGGGTCCAATCGGTGGCCGACTCCTGACTAGACCAGCGGATAAGCAGTGGATCTTGGTCCGCGGACCCTACAGGGTTGCACCCAAAAGCTAAAACGTGGCGATCTACTTCAGATACCAGCGTCTTTCTAGCAATAGTTGGTACGTCAGATGCACCGGACAAGCTGCTTAAAAGCACGGCACGACTGCTAGTCGTACCTGTTGCGTCCCAATAGTAGATTGCGCCGTCAGCTATATTACATATCAGGTCTTCACCAAAATCGTCTGCAAACCAAAGGCGAAGTGTCTGCCCTGCCAAAGAGCCTGCGCCCGAACCCCACGTAAAACGGCCCCATGTACCAGCACCCCAACCCGGCCCCAGAATAGTGGAGTTTAGCCCTACACTAATTTGAAACTCTGCCTGACCAGAAGAACCACCACCCGATACACCGCCGGATGTAGCCGAACCTCCAGTATCTGCTGTAAATGTCGTAGTTGTAGGTGCAGAAACAACCACAAGCTCTTGGTTTAAGTCGTCCGTAGTTAAGCCATCTACGGCGGTTAAACCAGAAAGTGTTACATAATCCCCGACCTGTGCGCCGTGGGCCGCGGACGTTGTTACGGTGATCACGCCGCTACCTGCACCACCCGAGGTGTTAATAGGGTCGGTAGGTAGGCTTACAGTCGAGCGGATTGGTGTGATGTCATAAAGTGCGCCAGAATCCTCAAGGTAGATCTT